TTTGTTCAACCTGAGCAATCTATAAATGGATAAATACCTAAAGTTTGCCAGTCAAGAAGAAGCCGAATCAATCTTGTTTGACAAAGTTGAAGGCGGGTTGGTGCCAAAGTTGGATTTTGTTGCGGATGTAGTTGGGCTTGTTTATAAGCCAACTGGCAAGATGCTGAGTTTAGTTGAAGGTGAATATCCAGAAACGAAGCCAGTTGCAGGCTGGCATGTGAACCTGCGTGGCCCGGATGCCGACAAGTTCCCGGATTACGAAGTGGTCGTTAATACACCATCAAGAACTTGGTTTTAAGGAAAAACAATGGCAGGCGTCAAGATCTCCAATCTTCCAGCAGCGACTACACCCTCGAGCGCTGACGCAATCGCCTCCGCGCTTTACGTCTGATGCGCAACCCACTCGACACTCGCGCGACTGAACGCGCACAAGAAGACGCCGCGCTCGAGGAGCGAGTGGCCCGGGACCGTGAGGTCGCGGACCTTCGCAATTTGATGAGCACGCCCAGCGGGCGCCGCTTCATGTGGCGGCTGCTCGACAAGGCCGGGATCTTCAAGTCGAGCATGACTGGCAACAGCCAGACGTTCTTCCTGGAAGGCCAGCGCAACATCGGCCTCTTCCTCATGGCCCAGGTCAATGAGCACTGCCTCGATGAGTACGTGCTGATGCTCACCGAGAACCGCACCGCCTGAGGGGTGCGGATATCGCTCGGGGCGCGTTTTACAGTCCCCGACCATGAGCACTGAATCCACGCAAGTCACCAGCCAAGAATCCACTGATGCTGGGGTACAAGCAGCGACGACGGACACACTCCTGACGGACACACCGGCGGAGGGCACTACTGCCCCTGTCGAATCCGAAGCGAAGGCAGACGAGGCAGCGACCGAGGTCACGGCCCCCGAGTCTTACGAGTTCGCGATGCCCGAGGGCGTGGAGCTAGACGAGAAGGCCGCGGCTGAATTCAGCGATATCGCCAAAGAGCTCAAGCTCCCCCAGGACCAGGCGCAGAAGATCGTGGACATGTACGCCAAGCGCGTGCAGGGCCAGGTCGAAGCGCACAAGGCGCTGGTGGAAGGTTGGGCCTCGACGGTGAAGGCGGACAAGGAGATCGGCGGCGACAAGCTGCCCGAGAGCCTGGCCACCGCACGCAAAGCAGTCGACACGTTCGGTAGCCCCGAGCTGAAAAGCCTTCTCAACACCTCGGGCCTGGGCAACCACCCCGAGTTCGTCAAGCTGATGTATCGCGCCGGGAAAGCGATCTCTGAAGATCGCTTCATTGTGGGAGGCGAGACGGGTGCCGTAAACACCGACATCGCCAAATCCCTGTACCCCAACCAACCGTAACTAAGGAAACTGAACCATGGCTCTCCTTGCATCTGGCGCACTGACCCTCGCCGACTGGGCCAAGCGCCTCGACCCCAATGGCCAAGTGCCCAAGGTCGCCGAGCTCCTCTCACAGACCAACGAAATCCTCGAGGACGCCGTGTTCATGGAAGGCAACTTGCCTACCGGTCACCGCCTCACGATTCGCACCGGCCTGCCCAACGTCTACTACCGCACGATCAACCAGGGTGTCCCGACCTCCAAGTCCGTGACCACCCAGGTCGATGAAGCCTGCGGCATCCTGGAAGCCCGCAGCCACATCGACGTCGAGCTGGCCAAGCTGAACGGCAACACCGCCGCCTTCCGCCTGTCCGAAGACCAGGCATTCCTGGAAGCCATGAATCAGACGATGGCCGGCGCGATGTTCTACGGCAACCCCGGCGCTGACCCCCGTCAGTTCCTGGGCCTGCAGACCCGCTACAGCTCGCTGTCGGCTGGTAACGGCGCCAACATCCTCTCCGCCGGCGGCGGCGCGGGTAACACCAACAACTCGATCTACCTGGTCGTGTGGGGTGAGAACACCGTCTTCTGCCCGTTCCCCAAGGGTTCCAAGGCTGGCCTGATGCATCAGGACCTGGGCGAAGAGTCCGTGCCTGACTCGAACAACAACTTCTACCAGGCATTGCGTTCGCTCTACCAGTGGAAGAATGGCCTGGCCGTGAAAGATTGGCGCTATGTCGTCCGCATCGCCAATATCAACACGTCCGACTTGACAGGTCAGACTGGCACCCAGGCTGCGACTGCCGCGACGCAGATCATCAACTTGATGAGCCGCGCCCTGGACCGCATCCCCAACCTGGGTATGGGCCGCCCCGTGTTCTACGCCAACCGCACCGTCTATTCGATGCTGCGCGTCGCTGCGTTGAACAAGTCGAACGCTGCTCTGTCGATCGAGAACGCACTCACCCAGTTCGGCACGCCTTACGCGCTGACCAAGTTCCTGGGTGTGCCGCTGCGCAAGGTTGATCAGCTGCTGACCACCGAGGCTCAGGTGACCTGATGAGCAACGGCAGGGCTTAGGCCCTGCCTCTCACTCACCCTCAACCCATTAAGCAAGGAACATCACCATGATTCTCGACTCAGCTCTGTTGCTCTCGGGCAGCATCTCCGCGGCAGGCGTCCTCACTGGCCAGTCCGTGACCGGTGCCGGTAACGTCTTGTCCACCAACACCATCGACTTGGCTCCGCTGACTATTGGCGGCAACCAGGCGGCCGACTATGGCGCTGGCGAGCAGTTTGAAGTTGTCATCAGCATTCTGGCTGCGCCAACCGTTGGTACCTCTGTTCAGTTCCAGCTCATCCAGGCGGATGACGCGGCACTGACCACCAACGTGCAGGTGATTCGGCAGACCGATGCGTTCCCGATCGCTTCTCTGCCGGTCAACACGGTCGTGCCGATGACGTTCGACCCGGTTGCCCCGTATCCGCCCAAGCGCTACGTCGGTATTCGGTACGTCAACGTCGGCGCCATCGCGACGCTGTCAGTGGTCGCTGGGGTCGTCAAGAACGCCGCCGCGATAAAGAACACCACCTACAAGTCCGGGTTCGCTGTTTCCTAAAACCGACTGACCCCACCATCTTCGGGTGGTGGGGTTCTTTCCTGAGAAAAATCATGCCCCGCTACAGACTCACAGAACGCACATTGATCGAGAACTCCCTGGTTGAACCTGGCGAGATCGAATTCGACGGTTTGCCCTGCGCGATCTTCATCCCCCTGGACAAAGAGGGCGAAGCCCGCCGCGCTGAGTTTGACGCGCTCGAGGCCAAGCGTCAGGCCGACAACCTTGTGACCTCCGGGCGCGAAGCCATGGCCCAGATTGATCCGGTGTTGTCCGCTGCTGTTCGCCAGATCGTGATCGACACCATGGCCGAGATCACCAAAGGCAAGCCTGCAGTAAAAGCTAAAGCCGCCGACCTGGCCTAATTCAGGCCTCAAGGCTGTGACACCCGGGCCGCCACGAGCGGCCCTTTTTGTAGGAGACACCCGTGGCCAGTGCCGTCGATATCTGCAACACCGCGCTATCGCTGATCGGCGCCGATGCCCTGGTGAGCTCCATCTCGCCCCCCGATGGCAGCGTCGAGGCCGGGCACTGCGCCCGGTTCTATCCGCTGGCCAGGCTGGCAATGATTGAGATGGGCAACTGGTCGTTCCCCAAGACACGCGCCGTTCTGGCCGAGGTCGACAACGTCAGCACGATCTGGACCTACGCCTACGCATTACCCGCCGATGCGATCGACGCCAAGCGCATCCTGCGCCCAGACTCGACCACCAACAGCATCAGCATGTCCGACCCCTTCGGCAGCCTCTACCCGCAGGTGCCGAGCTACTTCATCGCGATCGATGAGAGCGCTGGTGCACCCTTCGAGCTTGACGGGGGTGTGATTCGGACAAATGAGCCCGATGCCACGCTGATCTACTCGCGCGACGTCACCGACACCACCAAGTTCTCGCATTCGTTTGTCATCGCGTTGAGCTACATGCTGGCCAGCTACCTGGCTGGGCCCATCATCAAGGGCATGCCGGGCATTCAGATCGGCAAGGCCCTGCGCCAGGAAGCGATGCAACTGGCAGCGGCCTCGAGTGCCGGGGAGGCGAACAACGGCTTGACGATCAACGAACCCGTGGCTGCCCAGCTGCGCGCCCGTGCATGAAGACCAACCTGCGATCGTTTGCCGGCGGGGAGATCACTCCCGAGATGTTTGGGCGCATTGATCTGAGCAAGTATCAGACCGGCCTGGCACTGTGCCGCAACTTCCTGTGCCTGCCCCACGGCCCAATCACCCGGCGCCCTGGGACCGACTACACCAACGAGGCCAAGGAGAGCAGCACAGCCGTTCGCCTGGTCTCGTTCGCGTTCAGCGCCAGCCAGACGATGGTGCTCGAGTTCGGCAACCTTTACCTGCGGTTCCACACCAACGGGCAGACGCTACTCGAGGCCAACCAGACGATCGGCAGCATCGCCGGCAACACGGTCAACCTGACTGCGCACGGCTACGTGGCCGGCGATTGGGTCTACATCGGCACGCGCTACTTCAAGGTGGCCACGGCTGCCGCCAACTCGTTCACGGTGACCAACCTCGACGGCACCACCGGGGCGCCTTCTGGGACGACGGTGGCCCGGGTCTACACCCTGACCACGCCCTACACCGCAGCGATGCTGCCCACGTTGAAGTTCGCACAGAACAACGACGTTCTGACGATCACCACGACCAGCACCTACACCCGCGAGCTGCGTCGGCTGGGGTCCACCAACTGGACGCTGACCACCGTCTCGTTCGTGCCCACACTGGCGGCGCCTACAGGTGTCACCGCGACGCCGACAGTGGATCAATCGCAGCACCTGACATGGACCAACTACGCCGTCACAACGATCGGCGCAGACGGGATTACCGAGTCGTCACTTTCAGCCGGTGCGGGAGCCACGAACAACCTGACCATGGCCGGCAACTTCAACACCATCAGTTGGTCGGCTGCTACTGGCGCACTTCGATACAACGTCTACAAACTGCGCGGAGGGATCTACGGGTACATCGGTCAGACGACGGGGTTGTCGATCGTCGACGACAACATCCTGGCCGACACCAGTGTGACCGCACCGACCAGCTCGATCACGTTGAACGCGACGACCGACTGGCCGACGACGGTGGCCTACTACGAGCAGCGCCGATGGTTTGCAGGCACGACCGCCGAGCCACAGACCGTGTGGGCAACACGCAGCGCCACCGAATCGAACCTGACCTCGAGCTTGCCTAGTCGCGAGGATGACGCGCTCAAGTTCCGCCTGGCCTCGACCAAGCAGAACGCGATCCAGCACCTGGTGCCCCTGAACGACCTGATCGCGCTCACTGTTGGCGGCATGTTCCGCATCTTTGCCGATGGCCTGCCCGCGATCACGCCGACCAGCATCTCGATCAAGCCGCAGTCCTCACTCGGCGCCAACAGCGTGCAGCCCGTGCTGGCCGACCGCTCGGCGCTTTATGTCCAGGCCAATGGCGCCCGCGTGCGCGAGATCGCCACCAGCGGTGCCAATGGCAACTACGGTTATGCGTCGACAGACATGACGCTCATGGCGCCGCACCTGTTCAACGGTTACACGATCGTGGACATGGCGTTTGCCGATGAGCCCGACAAGCTGGTCTGGGCCGTGCGCTCTGACGGCGTGCTGCTGTGCATGACC